TATCCATTTTTCTTTCTTCATCTTCTTGATTCTTTTAACATCAGCATCAGTCGTATGTTTATCAGTCATGTATCGTTCTAAAATAACTTGTTGATCGATAGTAGTCATTCCAGGCAATGGTTTATTTCCTGTTAAGAACACAGGTTCAGCTAAAACGGGTGGATTTTTAATTTCTTTTATATCTTCATTTGTCCACAAGCTTAAACCAAAGCCAGTTAAAGTAGATACACCTTTAGCTAAAGCACGCCTATAAGTGTTTTCTATTTCAGCTGAGTTAGGAGTAGCCATTGCGTTTTTCCTTTTATCACGAACAGCTAAATACTCATTGTGTACATATTCATTACCATCAGGGGTTTCGTAGAATATTTTACAATGAACCATTAGACTTCCATCTGGTGCATAGCAACCCATGTAAACCTTATCGCCTATAGTGTAAGGAACCATTTCGTGTCTTGCAGTAGGATAAAGTTGTTTCATTTTATCCCAACAAATAGACCAAGATAGATATGCAGCAGAATAAGCGCCTGTACCAAGTTCTTCTACACTATTTTCAAAGTTATCAGTGTATAATTGATACGGGTGTTCAGGATTAATCATTTCTTTCATTAAGCGTTACCTCTCATGTTATATTGTGTGCTTTGCTCCGCAACCCTCGTAGCTACTTCAAAAGCATCTTTTTTGTATTTATACGAACTTCCAAACTGAGTTCCTTTTACCCAGTCTTTATGTATTTTATTGTGGTCATGGTATTCAGTTACGGCATTATAACCGTCCCAAACTGTTTGACCTTTATTGCCTTCACCAGTATGAAATAACTGTTTAATTGTGTTAAACACTGGCAAAGCTTTATTTCTTCTTATCACACCTAACTCAGGAGAAGAAACAAGATGTCTGTTCTTTAAGAATGGCATTACAGATTCGATGTACATTTCAAGCATAGTCTCATCCATTGGAGTATCATGCATAATATTCATTTTATCTATAGCCAGCTTTACGTTTCCGTCACGTTTCTCTATGTTATTAGCTAAGCTTCTAACTCTATTGCCAATACTTGCAGTATGTCTTAGTTTATATTCAAAATTAGTTTTACCTCTAAGCGAAGCTTGTAATGTATTATTACATACAACTCTAATTTGAACATCTCTAAAACAACTACCTGAACTACCATCGTGACTAGTGTACATAAGGATATAATCAAGCACCTTATCGTCACCAACCATGTATTCAGTTGGAGTTTTAGCTAATATCCATACTTTTTTACCACTATCAATAACACCAGCAGTTTCAATCGTGTATCCATAATCAGTAATTACTTCAAATGGAGCAAAAGCTTCGTAGTTCTGTAAGATTTCATAACGTTCTCCTACATTACCTATTACATTGCCTGTATCTTTTCTCATTGTTACAAAATGACCAGTATCTTTTTTAGACATGTCATTATTTTCAAAGCGATTGTAATAAGTAGGAACTTTTTGAACTTCCCAATTCATACCTGCTAGTTCTATTGCTTCTTCTATCGTTGGTGGCGTATCTAGGACATGACCTAGTTTGTGCCAAGGTGTTTCTTTTACTGAAAACATATTTTCAATTAGATGACTCATTATAATTCCCCATTGCTACCCAGAACATTTCTGGTGTTAATCGTTTTATATTACCTTCTACACATCTCTTTGCCATTCTTTGACAAAGAAACATCATTTCTTGCTCTATCATATCCATAGCGTTACTACCTATTTGGATATTGTGTTGTGAAAACATCTTTTTGATGTTGGTTTTAGTCGGTCTTATCATTATAGTATATCTCCATTACATATTTGCCTATTATGTACCACATGAGAGCTCCTAATAAATAACCTATAAGAACTAATGTCATTTTTGTTTACTGTTTATTGAATCAACTAAATTGCTTAAAGCACTTATTACATCATCTACTACGCTATCAAGAGTTTCCAATTCGTCTTGAAGAAAGTTTACGTCGTTAAGCACATCTGTATTTTCTTTTGACATGTCTAATGCATTTTCTCTGTTTTTAAGCACAGCAACATCTTCTTTTAAAGCGTTGTTTTCATTTTTAAGCTCATTTATCACTTTTAATAAGCCTTCATTTTGCAATTCAAATGCTGCCATATAAACAACGGCATCAGTTAGTTCTTCTTTAGCTTCTTTAATCCAATCACGACCATCATTTACATTTAGTTCGTCATCGTATTCTTCTTTACCCTTTTCGAGTCTTTCGTTTATCCAATTACTTGCTATTACTTTTATTTTATCGTTCATTACTTTCCTTTTTAGCCTGTTCTAGTATTTTTGACAATTTGACTGTAGTTTGAACTGCCTTTTTTATTGCGTCTCTATCAAGATATTGATCCATTTCTGGATGCATCTTTATGGTTTTCGTTATAAACGTATCAATAGACTGAAACATTTCTACCCAGTCTTTTTGAATATCATCTAATAACACTAAACTCTCCCACCTACACGGAATATGTGGAGAAAAGATGAGAGAGTAGTGTTTATTTGTTCAAATGGCATTAAACATGAGCCTATTATGGGCGTAATTAATAAGCTCAACGTCCTGTTGATCCTTTTGAGAAACAACCTTTCTATAAAATGCACTTGAACCTGAGTGGGCAATCTTTTGAGCTAGAATAATTGATTTTCTAGATTCCATTAGTTTAATGTATTTAGCTAAATTTGGTTTATTTAGTTGCCTTATTTGACTAATAGAATCAGCATAATAATTACCTTTTAAAGCTGCTCTTTGGATTGTATTTCTTTCTGTTGCTATATGAGAAATAGCTAACATTCTCATCTGTACTTTTTTACTTATACGATCTTTTATCATATTTTACTCCTTGTTATTAAATTAATTAAGATTTGACAAATATGTCAAGTTTTATATATTAAATTGTACATAAAGTTGTACACTTACGATAAATTTTTAATAAAAACTGAATATAAATGTTTAATATTAGCTTTTATTGTTGTGGTTCTGTATATTACCTCTAGTTATGGGGACGGATTCACAGAAAAAAGATATATTAACCTGGTTAAATCAAACCGACATACCTTTAAGCGTTATTTCAAAAAAAAGTAAAGTTTCGAGAGCTACTTTATATAATTGGAAGACTAATGCAACTAAAATAGGAAATAAAGGTGCAGATAAAATCATTAGTGTGTTTAAAGATGAAATTCACATTACTACAAAAGACATTAATGTTGAAGGGAACATTAAAATTAAACACGGAAAGGAAGGAGACGGTTTGGAAGCTCAGTATATTATAGATTTACAAAAAGATAAAATAGAATCTCAAGCAAATAAAATTATTTTATTAGAAAAACAATTAATAAATAAACCTATAGTTTTGATAGGCGGTAACATACCTGATTGGAATACTATTGAATTTGATGTAAAAACAATTCAGAGCTACAAATCAACTAATTGTCTATTTTCTGAATATCAAATGGATGATTATGTAAAGTTTTTTAATTATTTAGGATATAATCCAAGTGAAGCAAGAATTGTGTGGGAAAAACATTGTAAATATATGACATCAACAAAAACTTACAATAAAGAAGATTTTATAAAAAATAGTCCGTTTGTTAATATTAATGAATCTGGAGACTTAATTTGTAACCACTCTTCGACTATGGATTTTATTGAAACAAATATAAAAGATAATATAGTTAGTGCGCTTCAAGTTGCAAAATGTGTTTACGTTCATAAAAATGGTAGCCATGTACTTGCTAACATAAGTGTTTTATTTGATTTTGTTAATTACTGTTCGGAAAGTAAAATACAATTTCTAAACGTTAATTAGTTGCCTCGTGATGATTACAGGGGTGTTTTATCGTTTTCACCCCTATAATCGCTACGCCCTACATTAACTCCATTTAGTATCATTCATTGAATTAGCATAAGATTCTAATTGATACATATTTAATACCTTTCTAGCGTCACTGCTACTTAATCCATAATCAGTAACAAGATACTTTAATATATCTTTAGGGCCTTCTTCTATCAAGAACTCAAACCAACCGTCATTTGTTATTGCCTCATAAACATTGTCTATAACAATATCATGTTCAGTAGTTGCCATACTATTCTCCTTTTATTTTATATTTTTCCATATCTTTATGGATTGTATTGTAACATTCTTCTACTCTACCCGCATTAAGCAGCATTAAATAAAATGAAAGCCTATTAGGCTCATAGCCTAGCCATAACCCTTTTTTTATTTTACTATTTTTCATATATGTTCCTTACATGTTTTACATATGTTGTGGTCTACAATTATTTCAGCACCGCAACAAGATGAAGTAGCGCAATCTGGACACCAAGGCTGTTCATCGCTATATACATAATCTACATGTACATACTCAAAGCAACCTTCGCATAGATTCCAATTATCTTCTTGTTCGGTGTATTCTACAGTTTCTAAGAAAGTATCTAAGAATTGATTACTACCTGTTGTTATTTCTTCTGTCAACCCAGTATTCCATGTTGCCGTTATCTTGCAATCAATTATTTTAGGGCCTTCTGGTATTTTATATTTCTGCGTCATAATAAATAGGCCCTTCATGGTTTTTAAAGTATTCAACAACTTCTACGCCAAATTCATAATCAGCAAATAAGCTTAAATCATGGCTTTTAAATTCAGAACCACGAGTTTTAAAATATTCTGCTAATTCTTCGTCATTGTAACCGTTATTCTTTTTAAAGTAATCATTGAATATTTTTAGCTTTTTACTACCAAGAGCATCTTTTATTTCTAGTAGTCTCTTGCAAGCTATTTCCGAATCTTCTATGCAATATTGTATATAAGTTGGTGGCATTTCATTAGCTCCAAATTGTTCGCCACATGTACTAGATTGAACCGCAAACCAAAACTTACCATTTATGTCACCGTTGTAATATCTTCCCATGTTATTCTCCTAGTTTTATGTTGTACACATTAGCTACTTTTTTAAGAAGTATTTCAGTGTAGTATTTTTTATCTGAGTTCATTTCCATAGTATATCCCATCGCCCATAAATAATCTATGGCCTCAAGACATTCTTTTTTAGTTACTTGATTTATCATTTTATCGTTCTCCGAGTTTATAATAAATAGCATAACATTGTTTTAATGTGAGCTTATTTACTTGTGATTTATTAAAGTTTAGTTTGCTATGATTACTAAGAAACTCAGCAAACTCGTATTTATATTTATAGGGGCAATACATACAATCTCCTTGTAAAGTGGGGTACTAGTTACCCATTTGAATGGGGCATTAGTTACCCATTTGTTTTTAATTAAGTTGAAGTTTTTATTAAGGTTGGATGTTTTTAATACATATTGTCCGTGCATATAAAACATTTTGCTGGAAAGTCAACCACGTTTATAGTGAACATGATTGACCCGAAAGCTTCATTCTTTACCTTTTGTCCAGTGCGTTTCACTATCGAGGTAAGCACACTACTGCTTATTATCTCAGTGAATATTTGTGAGACCAATATACCCAAGCTATGAGTTGCCTATTGGTAGACAGTTAACCGTATCTCACTTTAGGGTAAGTTTATTACTTGACTATCTTATTTTCCTTTTTTGTGTAAAATAGTTCTATGTATTAAAAACAATGATGACTTATTTAATAATTGTAAATCAGCTTCTAAATTCTTTTCAAAAGTTTCTTTATGTGCCCATTGTTCATAATATTTGTCACCAACTTTTTTTGTTGGTTCATAAATTGTATTGTCAATTATATCTTTTATAATTAAATATACTAGTTCGTCCATTATTTTTTCTTCCTTATTTGATGAGGGTTGTTAATGATTATATACTGTTATTAAATTATTTTCTTACAATAAATATTCTGCATTGGCTGTTCTTAACAACCCTTCATTAGGAGGTTTGTTGTAAATAGCCCCATAAACACTCAACGACGAGTCATATGTATGTTGTAATCATAATGCAGAAATATTATAAATATTGCGTTTGAGTTCTAATCATCTATGTCCAAGGTGCGCCTCCCTGTTTTTAGCTTAATATCCAATTATACTTTTATTGTATCCGTGATGAATATCTATCTATATACATAGAATGCTGATAGTTTCAGACATACCAGTAAGTCTATGTTTACTCCATAATGTTATCTTCCTAGTTAAATGTGAGGCTTTACATACCTCGGTTATTAAATATACCCAACTCCTCATTTTCACATGAGTTAACCATTCGGTAGAGGAGCTGAGTAGTATCTTAGTGCTTGTTACATTACTATCTATCATTATCCTTTAAATGTGGGAAGACGATTACGTTGATAGAACCACTTTTTGCAAACAAACACTAAGACTGCGGAGTGTATAATTTGAAGTTTATAATACACTGGTATAAGCATTAAAAAAGAAAAGCAATACTTATTATGCAAGGATTTGTTAAAGGGGACATACCAAGACATCCCCCTCACAAACACACACTACCCTACTATAACTCTATTGAAAAGAACTTAGCCAACAGATCAGAGTTATCATCAGCAGGAACAAATACCTCACGAGAAACAGTATAAGTACGAGAGTTCTCAAACTCATTACCAATCTCAGCAGGAACAGCCTCCTCGAACTTGAGATGCTTAGCCATACCAGATAACATCAGCTTAGCCTTAGTTACATTGGACTGCTTATCACTACATGTAACCCAGATACTATGAGAGGCCTCTGAAGCTGTCTCAATTACGTCATTGGATACATCCTCAGTAAGGGAATTCCATTTCAACAAAACATCGGCCTTTGCATTAGCAGGTTTCTTAGCCATAAAAGTAAAAGTCATAAAGACTCCTTAATTTAAATGAAAGCTTAATTGCTCTCTAAAACTAACAGGGGGAGAGCCAAGGCTAAGGTGTACAACGTAGGAAAGAGATGTGGTGGGAAACCAAAATCTCAACCAAAAAAGAGGGGCATAGGGCCTTCGGTCGGGGGGGTGCACTTACCATATATTACCCACACTCACTCTTGAATAATTTTTTTATAATTTTTTAACATTTACGGTAGATGTGCCGAAAGTCTATTTTTTATTTTCCTTTATGATTATAGAGAAATGGAGCGAAGAATTGAAGCAGTTTATAGAAGTAGAAGCTACAGAAAGTGATATTGAGTCTATGGCATTTCAGCTTGATTATGATGCAGCTTTAAAAGAAATAGAAGAAAGGCAAACAGGCTGGGCATATGTCGAAGATGTAACGCAAATTAATAAAATATTACAAAAAGATTAATTAACCCTTGACATTCAGCACTAAAATTCGCTTTTTTAACTTAATAAGTATATACTTAATAAGTTTAACTAATTATATAGTATATATACTTATTAAGTAATGGACTTCCTTTCTAGAAGATTGAAGATAAATAATTGGAATGAAGTAGTATACCCAATTATGACAAAACAAGAGGCAGATGAAAGGGAAGAAGATTACATATACTGGAAAGATGTAAAGCCCAATGAACTTGCTATATCCGACGATGGCTATGTTGCTGTATGTCTTAAACGAAAGAAATATAAAAACTCCATAGAAATTACGCTTCCCTACGGCAGAATGTGGGTTAACTCAACATCAAAATTATTATACGAACCTCATCGAAATACAGGCCAATATAGTCAAAGTGGAACTAGGACATGGCAAGAGAGAGAAAGCTCCTTACAGCGTACAAAAAACGCTGTAAAAGTATATGTTAATATGATGCTTGGGTCAGGACAAATAGACTGGGAAAAGTTAGGTAATGTGTATCGTCCTGATCAGGAAAAACCCGACGTTACCGCCAAGAGATTATTTAAGCAAAAAAGGATTATAGGAATGGTAGACGAAAAAATACAAGAATACTTAAAAGATAGAAATTTAAATGAAGGTGATGTGCTGGATGTGATTGCTGATGCTATAAAAATAGCAAGGGGAAATGCTGATCCTTCAAATATGTTAAGAGGAGCAGAGCAGTATGTGAAAATAATGGACATGCTTCCTAACAAAACGCAGAAAACAGAAACTCTTCAAATTGATGTCACAAAAAAGATCTTAGATGAAATAGCGACAGAAGAAACTCGTCAATTAAAGATAGAGCAAAAAACAGAGGACGTAGGAACAGAATGAAAATAATATTAGAAAAAGATGAAGTAATTGAAAAAAGTAGATATATCCTTAAACATTTTATTGTAGAGGCTTCAGAAAAAGATTCAAAGAAAATTGAGTCCTTTGCAAATGTTTTAGTAGCCGTCGCAGAAGACATGGGACTAAAAGCTTATGAAGATGACACTCAATATTTGATTGGGAAAGACTATTAGTGGACGAAAAAGCTAAAAAGGATATTCTCCTACGATTAAAAGATGATATGATGATGTTTGGGAAGATTTGTATTCCTAATATGTTTTCTGCTAAGTCTCCAGACTTCCACTATGACCTTACAAAGCATATTGGTAACCTGGAGAATAAGCAAATAAACATTGTTGCCCCTCGTGGACACGCTAAAAGCTCTATTGTTGGCGGTATTCTTCCCATGCATCATTTGTTTTTTGGAGAAGGAAAGAAATTAATTGTTTTGGTCTCTCGAACTCAAGACCATGCTGTAAAATTATTAGGATTAATAAAAGATACGCTTGATTATAGCCAGCAATGCAGAGAAATGTTTGGATATTGGGGACAACACTCAGCAAAAAGTTGGTCTAAAGCTGAAGTAGAGTTGAAAGATGGCTCTATGATTATTTGTAAAGGAACAGGTCAGCAGTTGCGAGGAATTAAAATAGGAAACCAACGTCCTAGTCTAATAATTGTGGACGATCCTGAAGACGAAAACAACACAAAGACCTCTGAAGCAATGGAAGGCAATCTTAGATGGTTGCTCCAATCAGCTGTTCCCTCATTAGACCCTCGAAAAGGCAGAATAATCATTGTTGGTACTCCGCAGCATCAACGCTGCCTCGTAGAAACGTTAAAAGATATGAAGGGATGGCTTAATTTGACGTACAAGCCAGATTTTGACAAAGGATTTGCTCTTTGGGAAGACTGGTGGTCTATTAAAAAACTTAAAGAAAAGAAAGCTGAGCTGGAATCTATTAATCGTTTGTCTGTTTTCTATCGAGAATACATGTGTGAGATTGTTGGAGACGAAGATCAGTTATTTCGGCTAGAAGATTTACGATATTACAAAGGGGATATTGAATTTGACGATGAAAATAATGCATATCTCAATTTAACAATTCCAAGTATTAAAAAAGTACCTATAAATATATTTACGGGGGTAGACCCAGCGTCCAGTACAAAACAGACTGCTGATTTCTCTGTTATTTTCAACCTTGGGGTTGACGCAGAGGGCAACAGATACGTCTTGCCATACTATAGACAGCGAGCTACCCCCTTAAATCTTGCAGAAGCCATTGTAGACAATTTTAAAAAGTTTAAATCGGAAAAAACTAGGATTGAAAGCGTTGGATACCAAGAAATGTTGCGAGAATATGTAATTAAACGCAGTGAAGAGGAAAAAATCTTTATTGCGGGTCTAAATATTAAAGAAAATCCTAGAAATGCAAAATCTAGAAGACTTGAGTCGCTTCAGCCCCTTTTTTCAAGAAAAAAAGTATTTATTATGGACACAATGCAAGATTTAAAAAATGAATTGTCTCTTTTTCCTCGTGGAAAACATGATGATTTGCTAGATGGCTTTTTTTACGCTAACAAAGGCTGTTATGAGCCTTACCATGAAATATCTGAAAAACAAAACGTTGGTAAAAGGATATTTAATAAGGCAAAAGATTGGATGACTGCATAATAGCTGTAGATGTTCCCAGCTAGTATTGGGGAATTTCCACACGCTTATGGAAAATAATGTACACGAAGAAGTCAAACAATCAGAAAAACTTTTAGACGAATACCAAGGACAGCGTAACGACTGGGCAATTCAAGCAGTTGAAGATGATGAGTTCCGTAACAATTCCCAATGGACTCCTGAACAGGCAAACGTACTAAAAGATAGAGCTCAATCCCCAATAGTAGACAATGTAATTCATCCTGCTGTTGAACAGGCGAAAGCTCTTTTAACCGCAAATAAACCAAAATTTCAATCTACAGGACGAGACGACAGTGATACTAAAATAGGAAAGCTGTTTTCAGATATTATGTCTTACATCTGGGATACGTCTAATGGTGGGGTAGAATTAAAACAAGTTATTGACGATTACTATGTCAAAGGCATGGGGGTAATGCAGGCTTACATCGATCCAATGAAAGATTTTGGAAGAGGGGAAGTTTGTTTTAAAAGTATTGATCCTCTAGATGTGTACATAGACCCTTCTTCACGAGATACTTTTTGTAGAGATGCAGCTAATATAATTGTAGCAAGAATATTTACAGAGTCTCAACTGGAGACAATGTACCCTTCTATTGCAGAAAAAGACGAAGAAGGTAATACTATTTTATCAAAAATGACTCAATCTACAAATGAGCGATACCCAGGATCGAGCAGAGAAAACAATGAACAGCAAGTAGTTGGGCCACAAACAAATCACCAAACAGGCGATGTTAGGACGTATGAAGTTATTGATAGATACGAAAAAGTAAAGTTACCATTTTGGCACTGCCTTGACACTACAAATGGTAGAGAGTTTGTCCATGACGATAAAGAGTATAAAGCATACTTAGAGCAACCAGCAATGGCTATTGAAACTCAAGGTCAGACAAGGTTTGCAACAGATAAATACGAAGTCCAGCAAATGACAGGAATATATGAGGCTACAGGGGGAACGTTTCATATGATGCAAAATCCTCAAACTGGACAAGAACAAATGATGCCAGGCCCTGAAACTCCTGAAGCAATCCCAGGCAGTGAAACAAAATTAGCATTAATGACGATTGGAGATTTAACGGAAAATAACGTTATTGTATGTAACAGAGTTCTTGTAGACAGAATAAAAAGAATACTTTCTATTGGAAGAATGCTGATATCGATGTCTTATATGGATATTGAAGATTATCCTATTGTTACTTTAATGAACAGGCATAATAGAAATCCTTATCCTATGAGTGATGTTAGGTTTATTAAACCTATTCAAGAATATGTAAATAAGATTACTTCTTTGATTATTGCCCACGCTAGTTCTTCTACAAATACAAAACTTCTTATACCAAGAGGGTCAATGAACAGGAAGCAGTTAGAAGCAGAATGGTCTCGTGCTGGTACTGGTGTAATTGAATTTGACCCAGAATTAGGTCAGCCCGTTGTTGCTGGGCCTGTACCTCTACCTAATGAATTGTACAAAAACAGAGAAGACGCAAAACAAAGCATTTATCAAATACTGGGAATACATCCATTGTCTTCTGGTGACCCTAGCGCTGCTCCCCAAACTTACAAAGGTACAGTTGCTATTGATGAATACGCTCAACGAAGAATTAAATCAAAATTAGACGATATAGACGCTTCATTAAATCAAATGGGTAAAATTGTTGTTAAGCTAATTCAGCAAACATATACAGATGAAAAAATTATCCGTTTAATGAAACCAGATGGAACTGAAAAAGAAGAAACATTAAATAGCCCTATTTATGACGACTTTACAAATGAGTTAATTGGAAGAACGAATGATGTGACTATAGGGAACTATGATTTAATAGTTGTTAGTGGCAGTACGCTTCCTTCCAATCGATGGGCACGATTTGATTATTATATGACTTTATACGAAAAAGGCATTATTGATCAACAAGAGGTTCTAGAGCAAACAGAAGTAGCTGATACT